CAGCTTTCTTACATTCAAATTCTTTTACAAGGTAATTAACTTCTTTCTGAGCATCTTTCTTAAACTCTTTATAAGCAATATCAGATCCTTCAAAGCAATTCTCCGAAATACCAAAGTATTCATGAGTCTCATAAAACTCTTTATTAGAATGATACTTCTCATAACAACGTACATATTCTGTATCCCATGTTTCTTCTATATGTGCATGAACTTTTTTATTATCAATAATAACACTATCAAGATTAACTTTAGGGATCTCTATATACTCATTCTCAAGAGAACTATGAGTATTAACCAAGTCCTTTAATTTTTGCTCAAGAGATGTAGAAGTTTTTACATCTAAGGGATCAGCGTCAGAATTGCTGCTCCCAGAAGGAAGATCAGAAGGACTGTTCCCACTTTCCATAGGAGCATCGCTATCAGAGTTAGGAATGGAAGAATCAATATCCCCAGTGCTATCACCATCATCATCGCTAGGGCGTAAAGAACTGTCTGTAGACTGTCCATCGACCAAATCCTCTTCCATACCCGACTGAGCCTCTCCTTGAAGTTCTTGGGCTTTCTGCTGAGTCTCTTGCTCCTGCTTGCAGAAATTATATAACGCTGCGGCTGCTGCGATGGTTTCAGTAAAGGTCTCGGCATTTTTTATTAAAGTGATAATCTCCTTTTCAGCATCTGAAAAAGATAGGTCAATGAACGAACCAATCTTAAAGTATAGATTAGCCCTATCAGCAAGATTAAAAGTATCAATATCTTCACCATCTAACTCAAAGAAATCTTCTTCATGCATCTCACTATAACCCCTATAGAAGGATTTGGCAATACCCAAATACTTCCTCTTCATCAATTTCTCAATTCTTGCGTCTTCACATACATTTAAAAAGTTGTGAGGAATGTCCTTTGGGGGATCCTCATTTGGTGTAAAGAGTGCATGACCTACCTCATGACCCACAAGCATATCATATACATCATTGCTTGCTTTCTCCCAGATAGGAAGGATCAATACACGAGTATCTACATTAAACTGTGCTGTTTCAACATTCTTATGCTCAACCACGATATCCTCAGTGGCAAGCAACTTCGCTAGTTGTGACTTGATTTCTTGCTTTACTGGCATAACTTTGTTTCGTATGCACCTATTGTACACGCATTAGGTGACAGGATGACAGTCAGTGGACACTAATTCAACTGGACTGTGCAAAGTCCAAAGCCTTCTTTGCTGTGGGGGTTAATCTAACGACCTTACCACTTGCCTTACTATATTGTTCTTGTTTTATTACTGAGAATCCTAATAGATCACCTTGAGGTTGGTCTGGTAAACCAAAAGGTTGAATAAAGTATAATCCAGCATGTGCCACACACTTCCATCCAATATCGACGAATCCTAAATCCCTTAAAGCACATTCTAGTTTAAGAGAATAGCATCCGTCTTCTAATTTCATTAGTTACTCCAGATTTTCTTCTTGTTCTGTAAGCAGAACGCAGTCTGATTCAGGCATCGCAACACAAGTAAGTACAAATCCTGCTTCTATTTGCTCATCCTCAAGGAAAGTTTGATCTTCTTGATTAACTTCTCCTTCTTGAAGTTTCATACAACATGAAGAACAAGCACCTGCTCTACATGATGATGGATGATCTACACCTGCTTCTTCTGCTGCCTCTAATATATATTCGTCGTCTGCACAATCAAATGTTGTTTCTTCACCATCAGGTGATTTAAGTGTTATCGTATACGATGCCATGTAAATATTGCAACCGTATTATATATTACACCCCAAAAAAGAAGCACCCTTGAGTTTTCTCAAGAGTGCTGTTCTCCTAACTTTTGCCTGTCTTAAGGCTTGCGGTTTAAGTTTTCGTTTAGCATCCTTCTTAGAGTGATGCTTCCAATTCGGAGTATTCATTTCCCTGAAGATGATCCATAATATTTATTATAGGGAACCATCCCAATTTACGCAACTCTGTTGTGTCAGCACATAAACTGTCTGGTTCACCTGGTGTATTTTCCTTTACAGGAAGATTGGGTCTACCCATTGCTTCTGCTAATTTTTGAATTGAAATTGCTTCTCCTGTTCCAACATCAATTGTTCCAGTATATTGACTAGGCATTATATATGCAATAGCTCTCACTACGTCATTGACATGGATATAATCTCTTTTGTGCCTTGTGATGTACTTAGCGGTGTTCTCCTGAAGCATTCTGTACAACATATCAGATCTACTATTCTCCTTTGACCAGACATTAAAGAATCTCATACCCACACTATTAGGTGGAGCCATAAGTTCATTTGCTTTCTTTGTTATTGCATAAGGATTTTGCCACCAACCATGTGCTCCAGCAGAACTAGCATATAATAATCTGACATTATGCTCTCTACAATAATCAAATATTGGTTTTGACTTCTCTACATTATTCTCCCAGAACTTCTCAGGATTTTCTATACTATCTCTAAGAGCAGCAAAGGCTGCTAAATGAATTATACAATCATAATGCTCGGCAAACATTCCAGAAGGAGCAACCCAATCCCCAATATCATCTGGACTATCTAATCCTTCTACACCATACCCATAACCCTGTTCATATCTTAAATCATGAAAGAGACGACTACCAATAAAACCTTTATGTCCAGTAACTAATATTTTCATTTTGTCATCTGAGAGAATCCTTTTACCTTCTCAAATCTTACCACATCATCAAACCTATCATCCATACCAGTCTTATGAGATATAACAAATACATTAGCATCCTTAATTACAAAACGAATAATTTTAAGGAACTCTTCTGTTCCAAATCCATCAAGAGAACTATCAAAGACTTCATCCATAATTAAAAGATTCGTATTCACTGAGTTTTTAAATCTAGCAACCTCTCTCCATGTGAATAGAAGTGCTAGGTCAATTCTCATCTTTTCACCCTCACTAAATGAGGCATATGAAAAATTATCATGAATAGGTGATTGAACGGTTTCGTTAAACTCCTCATCAAGAGTAAAGTTAATGTAAAAATCCATCATCTGTAGATAACGGTTTACTTGTTGATTTATCAACGGTAGATACTTCTTGATGATTTTAGTTTTAACTCCACCATCCTTGAGTAATGAATACGAAAAATCGTGATAACGAATGGTTTCTTTCTTAGAAGCTAATGCTTCATAAGTTGTTGTTAAATTTTCCTTGAAAGATTCTAACTTCTCATGCTCAGTATTTCTATCTGCAAGTTGTTCGGTAATTGTTTGAATTTCCGATTCCAAATCCTGCTGCTGTCGTTGCCAGCCAGAGATAAGAGTATTGTTTTGAGAAATGCCATGTGTTAGTTTAGTAATCTCCTTCGATAGGGCAGTAAATTGACGCTCTCGTTCTTCTTCGTTTTCAATTGCCTCCTCTAGTTCTTTATAACCAGATCGCAACTCCTTTGCTTTAGTTTGAGCATCAGCGATTTTATTTATTCTAAACTCCTCCTCGATGTCCTGCCCACAAGTAGGACAAACCGTATGATCTGTGAAAAACTTATGGTCTTTTGTAATGGTAGATACCTTACTAGAGATTTTTCCTTTAAGGTTTCCTAACTCACGCAATTTTTTTGTTGCACCTGTTACATTTTCTTGTTCTTCAGTAAGTCCAAATACCTGATCCTCTTTATGTTCGTTCTGTAACATTGCTGCACAAATTTCATCACCAAGTTCTCTACTCTTTTTCTTCTTTTCTTCTATTCTCCCTCTACCTCTACTCTCCAATTCATCAATAAAGTTCTCTTGCATACCAACTTTATCATTAAGAGATTCTTTCTTAAGATCTAATGTCCTTATTTCATCCCTAACAATTTTAATCTCATCCTTAATAATATTATTCATTGATGAGAATATTTTTATATCCAATAAATCCTCAATAACGTCTCTACGATTAGGAGCACTCAATTGCATAAAAGGAACAAAATTAGTAGATCCTAGAATAACAATTTGAGTAAAAGACTTATAGTTCATCTTAAGAACATTTTGTTCTAGCCACTTCTGCTGATCATTAGCATTAGAAAATTGATCTAAACAATTATCATCCCTATAAATTTTAAATATATTTGGTTTAATTCCTCTAACCACTTTCCACTCAACATCATTTATTGATAACTCTACTTCTACTACACATTCTTTTTCATTTACAGAGTTTAAAAGTTGAGACTTATTAATCTTCCTGAAAGGCTTACCAAATAAACTGAATGTAAGTGCATCTAATACCGTACTTTTTCCAGCACCGTTCTGCCCTACAATCAATGTAGTTGAGTTTTTAATAAGTTCAATTTCACTAAAGTGGTTTCCTGTTGAAAGAAAGTTTTTCCACTTTATTTTTTTAAATAAAATCATTTGATACAGTCACATCAGGAGGCACAATAATATCATCAGAGGTAATAATAGTATAATGATAACCATTTTGCTCACATGTTTTGAGAAGTACTTCCTCATCAATTTCAAGCAAAGTCATTTCTGGATAATTTTCATCCTCTAACATCATAGCATATCGTGCAGCATCGTCTTCTTCTTCAAAGATATAGAGAACTTTTTCTCCAATTTCATTAGCAACAGAGTAAGCACCTTCCCTTTCCTTCCCCTCTATAGTAAGTATAAACATTATACCACCTCACATGCCTTTTGGTAAGTATCTTGTATATGTTTCTGTATTCTGGATTTATCAAGATCAATTTCAGCCTCTTGCACATACCGATTAAGTATTGAAAGAGTATCTTCTGATTCAAAGGCCTCAAAATCATCTGCTTGATGAAACCCAAAATTTTCTACTATCTTTAACTCAGCAACATTAACAGAATATAACTTATCAATAAACTTTTCAAATTTTATCTGATCAGACTTTTTTCTAACTACTACCTTTACTATCTTATTTTCTAGTTCTCTTGCATCAAACAACTGATAATCTTGATCATTATAATAGATTATCTTATGAAGTCTATATGGATTATTAACTGGAGTATGCTCTAGTGTTTCTGTATCAAATAAATGAAACCCTCTATTCTCATCATCCACATCATTCCAGAACATTTCATATGGATTACCAAGATAGTAAATATTATCTTGTTGAGAACGACAATGATAATGTCCAGAGAATGTCTTTTTAAATTTCTTAAATATATCCCACTCCATTCCATGTTCCATCATATGACCTGGAGTTGCTTTGAATCCATTCAACTCAAGATGTCCCATACACACAGGAGATCTTGACTTATTAATCAATCCTACACTCATCTCCTTATTATCACTATTGATCCAAGGTACAAGAGTAATATTACAATCACCTACCATTATAGATGATACTTCAGAATACACTTGTATATTATCATACTCACGTAGCAGTAAATCAACTGCATTGATATCATTTGTGTTCTTATAATATGCAGTATGATTACCAACAATGGTATGGACAGTAATGCCCATATCCCTTAAACGATCAAAATAATTATCTTTGGCCCATGTCAATGCAGAAAAATCTATTCCCTTCCTACTATCAAAGGTATCACCCATGTCGATAACCGTGGTAATACCTTCTTTCTCAAGTGTAGGAAAGAATACATCATTATAAAACTTCAGAAAATAGTCATGGAAAAGTTTTGAGTTTTTCCTTGCTCCGAAGTGTTGATCAGTTATTATAGCAACTTTCATTAATTACGAAGTTTTGCATGTACAGCATCTTTGATGGAATTATACTCTGCATAATTGTCTCCGTCAATCTTATTACTGTCATCAAACACTTCATTATATCCAGACTTCTCAATAATCTTATTCTTAATTTCTAACTGACGTTTCTCCCTTTGTATCCTGCGGAGAAATGCATAATGTATAATCTGCGTAAAGTATGCAAAAGGATTACGGGATTTCTCAGGATTAAAATTATGTATGTATTGAACGCAATTTTCGATTCCATCAGAGATCATGTCCTCCTTGAACATGTAATTAACAAAGTTTGG